GGGTCTGTGATTGGCACAAGGTTCAAGGCAAGCAGCTGCGTTTTACACGCAGTCACAGCCTCGTACAAGATGCCTGAAGAACTCACGCGACTTGCGCCCTGCCACAGCCCAAGAGCTGCATGATGCGGTGAAGGGTGACTGGTTGTGCAAGGTTGCCCATGCCGTCAAAAGCGCCGTAGGCATCACCGCTAGTTCCGCGTTCACGGTAAAGCGTTGCTGCATACATTGTGGTGCCTAACTCGACATCGGCGCTGGGCACGGTGCCTTGTTGATCGGTGTAGCCAGCCTCACGGCGTTTACGGAAACACCAAGCGTTAGCAGCGCTCACACACTTAGCAACGAAGGCCGTGTCGTTAGCGGTTGCCACGTCGATACCGAGCCACGACAACACAAGCGCTGAAGTAGTCCAAGTAATTGTCTCTGTAAACGTCAAGGTGCCAGCAAGAGCTGCATACGCCTCATCATCGGGTTGTCCAGTGACCGCATACAAAACCTGATTAAGTTTTGGCACGTCATAGTTGAACTCGAGATAGCCCTGTTGGTCTTTTCCGATGTACTCCCACTCTTCAACGCTGATAACGGTGAAGGTGCCGTTGAACTTTGCGCCAGCGCCTGCGACAACGATGCTGTCGCCGGGCTGAACTTCGGAAGGGGTCAGGGTCTGTACGGCTGAAACATCATCAAAGTGAAAACCATGAGTGATTGTGTAAACAGACATACAGACCCTTTCCTACTACCTAGTTATCAGGCGAATGTGAACTTGACGAACTTCGTTGGGTCAATCATCAGGGCTGCGAAGTACCCCCTCAGAGCCAGCACACGCGAGAGCGTAGATGGTGACTCCACGGTCATGGTGCCCTTGACCTGCTCGAACAGCTCATAGCCCGATGCGTCACCAACGATGCAGGTTCCTGCAGCGAAGTTACGGTCAACAACAACCTGCAAACCAAAAGCGTTTCCGCCGTATGCGTTTACACCAAGGTTGCCGTATGCGTTCATTGGGCCCACCTGTGGGAACAACGGACGATTTGCGGTGTCGCTCAATGCGAGAAGATTTCTCCAGCGCGTTGGATCGACGAACAAGTGAGTAGGCAAGTTGCCATTTGAAGAGCTCAAGATGGTTGCTGCTGCTTCTGCAATTTCAGCACTCCACACTTCGGGCTTTGCAATATCTGCAAGAGCAAACGCTTGTGTAACGCTTGCGCCTGCGACCAACTGGTCACTTGCGTAATTGTCGGTTTCGTTGCTGTAGATACGGGCCATGTCGTCAAGGACAACCTGCAAGATTGAAGGATCTGACCAATCGATGTCGGCTTCGCTGATGTTTACATAGCCACCGAAAATTTGCTTGGTCACCTGATTGTTGAAAACCACAAGGGTTCCTGCGGTTGGAGCCTGCTCGCCAATTGAAGCACCGATGCTTGTGTGCGTGGTGACCTCTGGACGGATGAACACCTTGCCACCTGCGGGCATTGCCTTAACGCCTACAGCGTCAACCACTGGACGGCGTCCGATGAAGTTGTTGTAAACAGGAGCAACAATTGGTGTTGGAAGGATGCCCGGCGTGTCAGTGGTGACGATGTCGGGTGCAGCTGCTCGGAGTGCTTCTGACATTTGGTGCCATGCGGAACCGCCTGCGATAAACGCTCCGATGTATTCGGCTGCGGTTGGAAGTGGAACTTCGCGACGCGCTGTGGCGAAGATTGGTGCTGTTGGAACAGTTTCAGCCGAAGCCTCAACCGTTGGGATTACTTGTGACATGGATTCCTCCTCGGAAATGTCTTGGGGTTGGGGTTCGACAACTTCTTCTTCTGACTCTTCGTCAGGCTGGGAAGCAGCGATTTCTGTGATGACCGCATCTGCAAAAGCAGGCTGTGCGACCAACGAGATTTCTACGAGGTTTGCCTTGGAGACAACCATCGTTCCGTCTTTGTCGTATTTGAATTTGACCGGGATTGCGCCGACACTTACGGAGTCGTAAGCGCCAGCCTTAATGAGTTCAATGGCCTCATCGGATGCGCGAGTCTTAGCAAACTTTGCTGTAAACAAAAGACCCTCTTCGGCTTCAACGAGTTCGGTGACAACACCACGCAGCTGCGTCATGTCGTGACCCTCAAGAAGCTTTGGTGCCTTAGCGTTTACATCAAAAGCGCCACGCTTAAACATGACTGACTCACCCGAGGACACTGCCGCTGGAGTGTCCCAAGGAACAGCCACACCCGTAATGGATCGGGGGCTGTCCTCGCCAGCGGCAGCGTCCAAGGTGACAGGCACGGCTACAAACTCAATTTTCACAATTCATCATCCGTTTCATTGTTAGGCATTCCACTAGGGGAACTTGTCTCAGATCCTTCGTAATCCTCAATGTCAAACTCGACATAGCGGTTACGGGGAAGAACTTGTGCGCTGGAAAGGGTCTGCTCAATAGCGTCCATGTATATACGAGCGCCAAACAAGTACAGATCCTGACGGGCCTGCTGGGCGTTCTGATAAGTCATCGAAGCGCCCTCAGTTGGTGCAGACACAAGGTAAGCAGGAACCGAGCAAAGACGAGCCATCTCAAGAGACTGGTACTTGCGCTGATCCGCAATCACTTCCTGAGGGTTCTGTGCAAACTCACGAAATTGAACCTGACGCGACAACGCACCAATGGCGTTCTGTTTACGCGCTGCAGCCCACGCCGAAGCAAGAGATCCAAGATCATCACCGGACATGTCCTCGCCGTCAATCTGCTGAAGATAACCGGGCACGGTTTCAAGACTGGCGTAACGGTCAGCTGCCTGATCGAGAAACAATGACGTGTTGATGGCGCGCTGACCAATCTTCAAGATGCCCTCAATAGGCGACAAGAACTGGATCACATTGTTTACATCGAGTGGGTTGCCGTTGAACTCAAGTTCTTTAGACGGCCCGAAATACTGAGGGATACCAGTCTGTTCGGTGCTGGAGATGTTTGCAGCTGGGAGCCATGTAAACGAGGCAGGCAACCCGGTCGAGTAGCGCGTGGTGACGTAGGCATAAGCAGCGCCATAGAAAAACATGTCCGAAAAGATGTTTACAAAGAAGAACGAGCGTGAGACCTTGGGGTCGGGGGTTTCCATCCAAGGCTCAAGAGGCAGATAGACCTCGTCATAGTCGGAGCCGTTCCACTGCTTTGAGTAATGCTTCAGACCGACAGATCCGATAATGCCAGCAAGCAGGTCACGGGAACGAGAGACCGTGGGAATGCTCAGCGCACGAACCTCAGCAGAACCAGTGGTGTAGTTGATGAAGTTGCCGATATAGGACGCGCCTGCAGCCGCCTGCACAGGTGCAGAGGCGAAGTTAGCGCTCTCGGTCTTGCGTGAGAAAATACCCATCCACTCGGAGTCTTACACAAGGTTGTTGCAAATGCAACTATCTTGATGAACCCATTGTCGGTTTATTTCCGTGTCCGGGTCTTGACACCATTGCAGCTGCAACGATGAGACAACGACAAGCCTCGATGGGCCCGGGTGATCGTTGGCTTGAAATTGACAACGCGCCACCCTGCCCCCGAATTAGACAAGCCCTGTTTACATGCTCCGACAACAGAATCTCGCCAGTGTGCTTCACCCTGTCTTCGTTGATAAGACCCTTAACCGTGGACGTGTACTTGTTTATTTCGCCGTAGCCCCACTGCACCGTTCTGCGCTGATACTTCTCGGGCGTGTGAATAAACAAAGACGGCGTAATAGCCAGCTGCGTTTTCGGTTCACGCTCAAGGGAGGCTGTGATCTGCTCCCACATTTCAGCAATGGACTCAGTCTGAAACTCGACACTGGCGACAATGTCACCATCGGTATTTTTGCGACACCACACCCCGACATATTTAGAGTCGTCCACGGCAGAGTCAACCGCCAGCACGGAAGTCGTGCCGTCCCACTCGGTGTTTTCTGTAAACCGTTTCGCCCACTGCCCCGGCGGTAGCCACGCCGATGCAGCACTCACCCACATGTTGCAGTGAGCGCGAAGCCACTGAGATCGGTCAGGGCTGGAGTGTGCAGCACGAAGAGACTTCAGCGTGACCGTCCGTGGCATCGAAGGATTGGCGTACCCCCAATACCGCTCGTCATCAGGTGACACCGACTCGGGCACAGACCACTCAGCCATGTACAACTCACCCGGCTCACCCTTGTCAATCTGACCGATGGCCTGCTCCCTCAGTTTCTTCATCACCGTGCTGGACTCATCGCCAGCGGTGGACACCAACAACGACAAACCCGACTTCACCGCAATCTGTGCAGGCTTCAACGCCCCGAAATAAGCCGCCTCCGTAATCGCCCACAGCTCGTCAACAATCAAAATGTCCACGCCTGAGATGCCGTGCTTCTTCGCTGTTGCAGCCTTGACCAAATACTCAGACCCGTCCACCATGCGAACCTTGTGACGGCCGTAAGCCCACGTCACTTTGCACAGCCCCGACTCTTCCCACAGCTCAAACATCTCGCGGAGATCCTCAAAGACTTCAGTCGCCAATGACAACTCGTGAGCCGTGGAAACGACCTTGACCTTGCGACCCCAAATCTTGGGTAACTCGAGAAGGCACCAGCCCACCACCGCCGACAACATGAACGTCTTGCCTTGCTGGCGAGCACAAAACCCCATAGAGCTGCTGTGCGTAAACATTCCTTCATCCGACGCCGTCCAGTGGTTGACGCTGTAGGCGTTAAGGCAATGCCCGCAGGTGGCAAGGTGTTCATCCGTCCAGAGGTCACCACGCACACAAGCATCGGTGCTTCAATTGGCGAGCAGGCTCC